TACAAGATTATCTAAATTACCTTCTTACTCATGAAATGAAAGAATACAGAACTGAAACAGAGAAGATGTTGTTTTCTCTTCCATTAGCAGGTTCTGCATTTAGAAAAGTATACTATGATCCAACACTAGGTAGACCTTGCTCTATATTCATTCCAGCAGAAGATGTAGTAGTTAACTATGGTGCTAGTGATATAGATACTTGTGAACGTGCTACTCACGTTATGAAGAAATCTTCTAATGATGTAAGAAAAATGCAAGTTAGCGAATTTTACAGAGATATTGATTTGCCTTCTGGCACAAAAGAATCATCAGATATTGCTAAAAAGTATGATGAAATGATAGGTGAAGTAGATACTTACAATCTAGATAATCGTCATGTATTACTTGAAATGCAAGTTGATCTTGATCTTGAAGGATTTGAAGATACAAATAAAGAAGGTAATCCAACAGGTATAGCATTACCTTATGTAGTAACTATGGATTATCCTAGCGGTATTATACTTAGTATTCGTAGAAACTATTATGAAGATGATCCGCAAAAAGTAAGAAGAACACACTTTGTTCACTATCAATACCTACCAGGTATAGGTTTTTATGGCTTTGGATTAATACATATGATTGGTGGTTTAGCTAAATCAGCTACCAGTTTATTAAGACAGTTAGTAGATGCAGGAACATTATCTAATCTACCAGGTGGTTTAAAGGCTAGAGGTCTTAGAATTAAAGGAGATGATACTCCTATCATGCCTGGAGAATTTAGAGATGTTGATGTACCAGGAGGAGCTATTAGAGATAATATTACCTTCTTGCCTTACAAAGAACCATCAGCAACTCTTTATCAGCTATTACAAAACATAGTAGAAGAAGGCAGACGTTTTGCAAGCATATCTGATATGAAAATATCTGATATGAATAATCAAGCTCCAGTAGGTACAACACTTGCTTTGCTTGAAAGAAACATGAAAGTACAGACAGCAGTACAAGCTAGACTTCATGCTTCAATGCGTAAAGAGTTTGATATATTAGTTAGTATTGTTAAGGACTTTACTGATCCTGAATATCCATATGAAACAGATGAAGAAGAAACAATTAAAGCAGATGATTTTGATGATAGAGTAGATGTAATACCTGTATCTGATCCAAATGCTTCAACAATGGCGCAACGTATTATGCAATACCAAGCGGCAATGCAACTTGCTACAACAGCACCACAAATGTATAACTTGCCAGAATTGCATAGACAAATGCTAGAAGTATTAGGTATTAAAGACGTAGAAGATATAGTTCCATTAGATGATGATATTAAGCCAGTTGATCCTATCAGCGCAGTATCTAATCTTATTAATGGTAAACCAGTTAAAGCCTTTATTACTCAAGATCATGATGCACATATACAGACTGTAGCTTCTGCTCAACAGAATCCAGAAGTACAACAGTTACTACAACAGTCACCTAATGCCCAAGCAATACAATCTGCCGCATCTGCTTATGTAAATGAACATCTAACAATGAAGTTTAGAAAACAAGTAGAGATGGAGATGGGTATTGAGTTGCCACCAGAAGGTGAGCCAATACCTGCTGATGTTGAGAAGAGAATATCAGAGCTTGTAGCAGAAGCGGCTAAGAGAGTTACAATGACATCTCAAGCGCAAGCAGAACAACAAAGAATACAACAGCAACAGCAAGACCCATTAATACAAGCGAAACAACAAGAACTTGCTATTAAACAATCTGAGGTACAAAGAAAGGTTGATGAAGGTCAAGCTAGAATACTACTTGATGCGGCTAAAGCTAAAGCAAATAAAGAGCTTGAAGAAAAACGAATAGCTTCTCAAGAAGAATTAGCTGGATTAAAAGTAGGACAGCAAATTGCTAGTGATCTGCTTGCAAACGATCAATTAGATAAAAAAGCAGAGCGAGAAGATTATATGAAAGGTCTTGACATTGGTATTGATATAGCAAAAGATATCAATAAGAATGATAAATGATATCGAACAGCAATCACTTTCAGTATTCCTAAAAGGAAGATTGAGAGAAATAATGAATCAACACGCAGACCATATATCTACAGGAGCGTGTAAAGATTTCAGCGATTATCAAAAAATGGCTGGAATTATCGAGGGTTTAGCTCTCGCAGAAAGAGAAGTATTAGATTGGCAGGAAAAACATTTAAAACAATAAGGACTCGACCCTTAAAGTCGTGCATACAATATGACAGCAAAAGTACAAAAAATACCCAAAGAAGAACCTCCAATGGAGCTAGATACTAAGCAACAGCTACCAGAACCTAAAGGTTGGAAGATATTAGTTGCTATGCCAAAGTCTAAAGAAAAGACTGATGGTGGTATTATTAAAGCCGCACAAACAAGAGATTTAGAAGATACAGCTAATATAGCTGGATATGTAATGAAACTTGGACCAGATTGCTACAAAGATGAAAGAAGATTTCCTAGTGGAGCTTGGTGCAAAAGTGGAGATTGGGTAATATTTAGAGCTTATTCTGGCACTCGCATCAAGATGTATGGGCATGAGTTTCGTTTAATTAATGATGATACTGTGGAAGCAGTTGTCGATGATCCTACAGGAGTGGTGAGAGCATGAGTGAGAGTAATCAAGAAGTTCAAGCAGATGATTTAGTAGATAACATGGAAGTAGAGTCTACTCAAAGTAATGAGGATAAATTCTTTGGAGTTAAAACAGTTATTGGTGAACCAGACCCAGAAGTAGCTGTAGAAGTTGTAGACGATACTCCAGAAGAAGATCAAAGACCTCCAAAGCAAAAAACAAAAGAAGAGCCAGTAGATGATGAAACTGTAGATAAAGAAATATCAGACTACAGCGAAAGAGCTGGCAAACGTATAAGTAAAATAAAATACGAATATCATGAAGAGCGTAGAGCTAAAGAAGCCGCATTAAGAGAAAGCAATGAAGCTGTTAATAGATTAAAAACTATGATGGCTGAAAATGAAAGACTCAAAGCTATGGTAGATAAAGGCGGAGAAGCTCTCAATACGCAAGCATTAAACAATGCACAATGGGCAAAGCAAAATGCTCAAGCTCAGTTTAAGAAAGCTTATGATGAAGGCGATGCTGATCAAATGGCACAAGCACAAGAAACACTTGCTAAAGCTACTATGGCTGAACAACAAGCATCTAACTATGCTCAGTCAATACAGAAACAAGTAGTAGATGATATGCCTACTCCTGATATTACACAGCAAAAACTTGATCCAGATATGGAAGCTTGGTCTAAAAAGAATACATGGTTTATGAATAATTCAAATCCAGATCATTCTGAAATGACAGCTTTTGCTTTAGTTATAGATAAAAGACTAAAAAATCAAGGTATTGACCCTGCAACTCAAGCTAAAGAATATTATGATACTGTTGATGTAGAAATGAAAAAACAGTATCCACAATTTTTCGGTGTAACTCCACAAGAGTCAGTAGCTCCTATAGAGCAACCTGTTCAACATGAAGAAACACCAAAACGACAACCATCAAATGTTGTCGCACCAGCAACTAGGTCTACTGGTAAAAAACCTAGATCAATACGACTGACTCAGACACAAGTTAGGATCGCTAAACAACTTGGTATATCGCCTGAACAGTACGCAAACCAACTCATACAGGAGAGTTAATATGTCAGAGATTAAAGACAATACAACACAAACATTGGACAGAACCTCTGATGTAGAAAACCCTGCAATACAAGAGCGCGACCCTAGAGGTATTGACAGCCGAGAAGCTGAACAAAGAGTAGAAAGTTGGGATAACCCATCAAATCTACCAAACCCTACTCCCCAAGATGGATGGGTTTTTAGGTATATTAGAACTGCTTTACTAGGTAAAGCTGATAACCCTAACGTATCTAGAAAGTTTCGTGAAGGATGGGAACCATGTCGTTTGGAAGATCATCCAGAACTACAAATCCATATGATGGACCATGATTCAGAATGGGCGAAGAAAGGTAACGTAGAAATTGGTGGACAGTTATTATGCAAGATGCCAAAAAAACGAGCGGAAGCTAGAGATGAGCATTTTAAAAACATTGCTCAGACACAGTTGGAATCTGTAGACAACGCATATTTTAAAGATCAAGATTCTAGAATGGCTACAAAGCAAGTCTTTGAACGCAAATCTAGAACATCATTTGGGAGTGATTCTTAGAATTACTTAATTTTAAATTTTTTTGACAGGAGATTATTATGTCAACTAGTGCAACTCCTCACGGAGCAGTACCTGTTGGTTCAGTAGTTTCATGCGCATACAATGCTAAAGTTACTCATTACAAAATTAAAAATGCTTATGGCACATCAATATTTTTTGGTGATTTTGTAAAATGGGGTGACGATAACCCAAATACAACTATTCAAAAAGATACAGGCACAACTGCTTGTACTCCGATTGGTGTATTTATGGGATGCGCGTATACTGACCCATCAACAGGACAATTTACTGCGAACCAATATTTCCCAGCCTCAACTGCGGCTGATGATATTGTTGCGTATGTAGCAAGCGATCCATATTTGATAATGCAAATGCAATGCGATGGTGCGGCAGACCAAGACGATCTTGGTAAAAACTGCGCTGTTGTGCAAACAGCAGGATCAACTTCTTTTGGAAGAAGTAAAAACTCAGTCGATATATCTACTGTAGCAACAACTAACACACTACCTCTTAAAATCGTTGACTTTGTCGATGGTCCAGATAGTGCTGTAGGTGATGCTTACACAGATGTATTGGTAACTTTTAACGTAGGTCATCAGTTGCTCAACGCAACAGGTATTGGCTAATAACATAGGAGAATAGTTTAATGGCTATTTCAAGAGCGCAAGAACTAAAACAGCTCCTACCAGGTCTAAATGCCTTGTTTGGAGATGAGTACACAAACTACGAAAATCAACACGAAGAAATCTACACATCTGAGAACTCTGAGAGATCATTCGAGGAAGAACTCAAATTGTCTGGATTTGGTGCGGCTCCAGTTAAAGATGAAGGAGCATCTATCAATTATGATACTGCTCAAGAGTCTTTTGTGGCTCGCTACACCCACGAAACTATTGCAATGGGATATGCGATTACAGAAGAAGCTATGGAAGATAATCTATACGTTTCACTTTCTGCTCGTTACACCAAAGCTTTGGCTCGTGCTATGTCTTACACAAAACAAGTTAAAGCGGTATTCCCACTTAACAATGGCTTTACTAACAGCTACCAATCAGGTGATGGTGTGAACTTATTCACAGCTTCAGGTGATGGAGTAACTGGTGGTGATGGACACCCATTAGTAAGTGGTGGTAAAAACTCTAACAGACCATCAACTGCGGCTGACTTGAATGAAACATCTCTTGAAGATGCAGTAATTCAAATCGGTAAGTGGACTGATGAAAGAGGACTAAAGATTGCGGCACGACCAAGAAAATTGATCGTACCTAGTGATCTTCAGTTTACTGCTACACGCTTGTTAGCAAGCGAATACAGAGTCGGAACTGCTGACAATGATATTAATGCTGTTAAGAGCAATGGTGTGATTCCAGAAGGCTACTCAGTTAATAACTACTTAACTGATACTAATGCTTTCTTTATCATTACTGATGTTCCTGATGGTATGAAACACTTTGTCCGCGCACCCATGACCACAAACATGGATGGTGACTTTGATACTGGAAATGTTAGATATAAAGCTAGAGAGCGTTACTCATTCGGAGTAAGTGATCCGCTTGGTATCTGGGGTTCACCAGGTAGTTCGTAAGTAATACTGAGAGTGCTAGTCACATCACTCACTATATAACTACACCTTAAGCAAAAATGTGGTTGTTGACTTAGCACTCTCTTTCTTTTCTAGGGATAAATCTCTTTATCAACTGCCCTAGCAGACAAGCCAAGATGATAAAGTATTACCCAATGGAGGGTATGTAAAATGGCAAATACAACTTTTAATGGACCAGTTAGGTCCGAAGGTGGTTTTGAACAAATCACCAAAAACTCAACCACAGGTGCTATCACTACAGTTTTAGATATAGATACAAGTGGTAACATTGCAACTACAGGTACTATCAATGGCGATAAGAATGTAGCTGATGTTACAACAGCAACTTATACTGTAACTGCGGCACAATCAGGTTCTATTCTTACTTTGAACAGAGCGGCAGGTATTGTAGTAACTTTACCTACTGCGGCTTCAGGTTTACACTATCGTTTCATTATTGGAACTACATTTACAGGCACATTCAGTCTTGATGCTTCTGCGGCAACTGAAGGTTATAGTGATGCTTCTAATCTGCTTATTTGGGATAAAGATGCTCCAGGTACTGTAAGTGCTAAACAGTTTTATTCTGATGGATCAGATGATGACAAAATCACAATGGATGCAGACACTAAAGGTCGGTTCATTGGCGGTGTTATTGATGTTGTCGGTATATCAGCAACTAGTGGTTCATACACCAAATGTTGGATAGCTACTGGTCAAGTATATGGCGATGGTACATTAGCTACTCCATTTGTATAGGAGAATGAATCATGGCTGATGCAGTAACTTCACAAACTATCATAGATAGTGAAAGAAACTGTGTTATGAAATTCACTAATGTCAGCGATGGTAGTGGCGAATCCGCAGTTGCTAAAGTAGATGTATCTGCTTTACAAGCTAATGCGGCAGGAACTTCCTGCTCAGAAGTTAGAGTAATGCGAGTTAGCCATGCCATTGTTGGTATGTCAGTTCAAATGTTTCTTGATGCTACATCTAATGTTCTTTTAGCAGAACTAGCAGAAAGTAGTAATGGACATATGGACTTTAGAGATTTTGGTGGATTACCAAATAACGCAGGTAGTGGTAAGACAGGTGACATTCTTTTCACTACAAAAGGGCATTCCTCTGGTGATACTTATTCTATCACTTTAGAAATGGTTAAAGTTTATTCAGACTAAGGAACGAGTATGGCTAATAATAATTATGTTATTTCTGAAACTGGTGAGTTCCCAGCACAATATAAAGTTTTACATTTAGGAGAAGATGGTATCTATAGACCTGTTTTTGGTCCTGATCCTGATCTTGTAGATGCAGAACGTAAGTGTGCTGAGATGAATGGTGAACGTGCTAAAAATGCTAAAGGGCATTATGTAGCAGATGATCCATCAACACCTGATGTCAATGAAGCTTATGTTGGCGGTAAGAAACCAGCTAAGAAAAAGACTAAAAAGAAAGTAACTAAGAAAAAAGCTAAAAAGAAATAATTTTAGTCATTGTATATACTTATAGTACCCTATCTGCAGTAGGGTGCTTTAGGTATTCATTTATTAATTAAAAGGTATTAGATATGGCTGGCGGAATGGGAAAGAAAACTAGAAAACCATTAGCAGGATATATGGGTGGCGGTAAGGTAAAAAAACCACCTATGAGTAAAATGTATCGTGGTGGCGGTATGACTAAAGACACTACTCCATCTTATAAGGACTATGTTCAAAAGATGTTTGGTGGTGGAATGTCTAAAAAAATGAAAAAGTAAAATGGCTTCTAGGCGAAAGAGGGAAAACCCTATAAGAAAAACTACTAAGGGTAAAGGTGCTAATTACAGACCTACAAAGTCTGGTGCAGGTATGACAAAGAAAGGAGTTGCGGCTTATAGAAAAGCAAATCCTGGTTCTAAGTTAAAGACTGCTGTAACAGGCAAAGTTAAGAAAGGCAGTAAAGCCGCAAAACGTAGAAAGTCTTATTGTGCAAGATCATTAGGTCAATTAAAAAGAAGCTCCGCTAAAACGAGGAACGATCCTAATTCTAGGATAAGACAAGCTCGTAGGCGGTGGAAATGTTAAGGAAAATCAATGGCTACTAGTGGAACAACAGCATTTACATTAGATATAGGAGATATCCTAGAAGAAGCTTATGAGCTTTGTGGTATGGAAATGCGTACAGGGTATGACTATAAATCTGCTAAGAGAGCATTAAACTTAGTATTTTTAGAATGGCAAAACAAAGGATTAAATCTTTGGACTTTAGCTCAAGGAACTATTTCAGTTACTGCTGGAACTAATACTTATAGTCTTGCATCATCAGCTATAGACGTTGTAGATGCTTTTATTAGAACAGATGCTGGAGATATAACAAAACAGATAGATCAAAGAATGACACGCATATCTCGTACAGAATACAATCATCAATCTAATAAGCTAACTAGATCAAAACCTACACAATTTTTTGTTGATAAGAATACTGGAACACACAGTATTGTTTTATGGTCAACACCAGATGATGCTAAAACATATACTATTGTTTATGATTATGTAAAAAGAATACAAGATGCAGGTATAACAGCCGCTACTAATGCTGATGTTCCTGCTAGATACTTACCTTGTTTAACATATGCTTTAGCTTTCAACATTGCTTGCAAATCTCCATCAGCACAACAAAGAGTGCCAATGATTAAAATGAGATACGATGAGCTTTGGAAAGATGTTAGTGAGGCTGATAGAGAAAGATCAAATGTAAAATTTGTTCCTGATCTTTCTTATATGAACTAATATGGCATATGCAAGAGGTAAAAAAGCTTTAGGTGCTTGCGATAGATGCGGATTTACTTATAAGTTAAAAGAATTGTATTACGAGGTGCAAGACTCTTCTCGTAACGGATTAAGAGTTTGTAGTGATTGTTTTGATAAAGATCATCCTCAATTAAAACTAGGGCAAGTAAAAACCAATGATCCACAAGCATTATTTAATCCTAGACCAGATACAGGAAAAGCACAATCAACTAGATATTATGCTTGGAATCCAATAGGTGGAGGTATGTCACAGTTTGGTTCAAGCACAATGAATCTTAAAATGACAGGTGAACTTGGTAAAATAGAAGTGAGTACAAGCTAATGGCATGGACATTTACAACTTTAAAAAGCGCAATACAAGATTACACTAACAATACTGAAAGCACGTTTGTTAGTAATTTAGATGAATTTATTGTAAACACAGAAGATAGGATACAAAAACTTGTAGAACTTCCTATTTTTAGGAAAAATGTAACTGCATCTTTAACTTCTGGCAATCAATATTTAACTATGCCTACAGATTTTTTAGCACCATATTCATTAGCTGTAGACGATAGTGGTTATGAATATCTTAATTTTAAAGATGTAACATTTATAAGATCATCTTATCCAGTAGCAAGTACAACAGGCATTCCTAAATATTATGCTATATACGATGAAAACAGTTTTATAATAGCTCCAACTCCAAGTTCTGGATTTACAGTAGAATTACATTATCAATACAAACCACCATCTATTTCAACTACAGGAGATGGAACTAGTTGGTTAGGAACAAATGCTTCTGACTGTCTGTTGTATGGATGTCTAGTAGAAGCTTATACTTTTATGAAAGGTGAAGCTGATATAATAACTAATTATGAAAAAAGATTTATGCAAGCTATTGATAGACTTAAAGTTTTAGGCGAAGGCAGAAACACTAAAGATGAAGATAGAACAGGACCACCACGAAAAGTAGTTAACTAATGCTTCAAAAACCATTGGAAGAGTTGGAAGGTAAAAGTATTGCCCTTGTTGCAATGGGTCAGAGTCAAATAGACTTTCACCTATCTCAAGTACATAGCTATAAGTTTGATGAAGTATGGGCAGTAAATGCAATGATTGGTGTGTTAAAAAAAGTAGATAGAGCATTTATTCTTGATCCTATGAGTAGATTTTTGGATACAGAAGATGCAGGTAATATGACATCAATGATGCGAGATATATTGCCTGATGTTAATTATCCAATATATTCTTGTGATATTGACAGTAGAGTTCCTGCTGTTCAAGAATATCCACTAGAACAAATTGCAAACTATGCAGGTAGTGCATACTTTAATAATACAATAGCTTATGCAATAGCTTTTGCTTTATGGTGTAAAGTAGGTCGATTATCAATATTTGGAGTTGATTTTACTTATAAATCAAATATGCATTTTGCAGAAGCAGGAAGAGGATGTGTAGAGTTTTGGATAGCAAAATGTATAAATAGAGGTATAGAGGTAGCAGTAGCACCTAGATCATCTCTTCTAGATACAGATGTTGAGCTAACACAAAAACTATATGGATATCATAGATTAGATGATCCTACAGTTACATATCAAGATGAATCAGGTATAAAGGCTTGCAAATGGTCGCAAGTTGAAAAAGAAGAAAAAAAACCTGTAGGCATGATAGGCAGAGAAGATATAGAATTAGAGCCTGTCGAACCAGAAAAATACTAACTGGAGAGTTTGGTGAACACAGATAAGTTTGAAATATCAATAGGTGATTTAGGAGTAAAAACAACTAATCATAGAGGACACTCTGTAGAAGAAGTTGCAGATATGGCTGTTGGAAGGCTTGTTTCTATAAGCGATACAGCACCAGATCAAATCAAAGCACAGGCACACGCTTTTAAAAATCAATGCCACACAGTAATTACCTATTACATGAATGAAGCTATTAAGAATCATATGTGTACTATAGGTAATCAATTAGAAAAACAAGGTCATAAAGACCTAGCCAATATCATTAGGAGATTATAACTATGGCTATCACCCAAGCTATGTGTACCTCATTTAAGAAAGAACTACTTGAGGGTGTTCACAATTTTAAAAACTCAGGCGGTAATACATTTCGTTTAGCTTTATATGACAGTTCAGCAACAATGTCAGCCGCAACAACAGCTTACTCTACTTCAGATGAAGTAAGTGGAACTAACTATACAGCTAAAGGTAATTCACTAACTCGTGTTGACCCTACAACATCAGGCACTACAGCTTTTACAGATTTTGCTGATCTAACTTTTGGAACTGCAACTGTAACTGCAAGAGGTTGTATGATATTCAATGACTCAGCTTCTGGCGATCCAGCAGTAGCAGTTTTTGACTTTGGCGGAAATAAAACTTCTACAGCAGGTTCATTTACAATTACTTTTCCTGCCGCAGATGCCTCTAACGCAGTAATCAGAATAGCTTAAAAAATGGCTGGTTGGGGTCGAAGTACATGGGGTGCTGGTCCGTGGGGTGAACCT